TTAGGAGGAGGCACAAAACCAATATTTCCGTAACGCATGTACCATCTAGGCTTATCACCCTGCCTCCATACCCATGACGACTTACCAAACCCATGTTGATTCTGTTGATGGTTGTAATTTGGGTAGGGCCTCGGTTGTTGTGCTATCCACTGCGGAGTAAGAGGAGGCTGCCCTTGATGAAAGCTTGAAGAAGCATCGAAGTAGTTCTGGTTATCACCCTCCATAGAGGGTATGTCAGTAGGTTCAAGGAGCTGTTTTGGAGTGAGGCCAGTAATAGGATCTGCTGCACCAAGGATATAAACCCTAAGAATACGTATGGTCTCTAGCATGGCATATTCCTGCTGATTTGGGATGGTTGGGAAGTGCCACGTACCTTCCGTATAGGGGAGATCTATCGCTGCTTGTCTGCATGCCTTATTGAGGAAATCAATAGAATCCGCAACAGTGAACCGATTTGTGTTCGGCTCATTTACGTTACGTCTCCAGTCATTGATTACCTCTCCGCTGTTCACGCTTCATCTCCTATTGTGACCATTCATCCATATGCTTGGATTTTGCTGTACTCTTTTTCGTGTTTACCGGAGTGTCCTTACGTGTATTCTTCGACCCATCCCGATTAAACGTCTTCGGTTTCGTACCTGTCGTTATCCTAGGAGTACGCTCCTTCGAACGGCTGTAAACTTCCCCTTTTGATTCCGCACTTGCCTTACGCGCGTTCCTGTTCGATATAATATCTTTAGTAGACATCTTCGGGGCGTTCGGGTTCTTTTTGTATGCAGGCAGTGCCTTCTGTGCCTGAGCCGGTTCATAGTGCCACTGTCCAGAGGTGCCAAGAGCCTTCCGCTTAGATGGTTCTTGCGGCTTAGATTTCTCCTGGAACCAATGGTCAGGCTTTCCTGCTGCTCTCCTTGCATCTGCCGCTGCTTTCCCTTTAGCAGACTGTTTGACGGTCGTAAGAGCCGGTTTACTGCTCCCAAGAGCCTTCTTAACGGGAGTAGGGTTACGAAGGTGCTGAACCTCTTCTTCTATGGCCCCTCCTGCCCTCTTAGCGAGTCGGGATGCACCACTACCGAGTGCCTTAGCCGCACCGCCTACAGCCCCTTCTACGGCCTCCGCTGCCTTGCCTCCGGGGATAGACCAGGGTCCTGAAGCCATTCTGCTTTGCAGAAGGTCCTTACCCATAGCACGGGCTTCTCCGCCCCATCCTAATTTCTTTGATATCTTACCAGCGGTAGAACTGCCGACAGAGGCATTCTGCCGTTGGCGCGTGTAATACGCCTCCTTACGGGCCTTAGGGTCCTTAATATCTTGTACTGCTTCTTCGTCTGCTGAACGTGCCATGATATGCCCCTAACCCGGTTGTACGAAAGCAAGTAACTCAACAGTGCCCGCGACAACGCCCGCACTCACTGCACGTACTGCCACGAGAGGGGCCTGCACATAGAGAGCACTCGTTCCAACACCAAGAGTCATAGGATTAGACCAAACGAACGCATCTCCACCACCAGACTCTGTTGAAGGAGCGGGTAGTTCAAACCAGTAGCCTCCGTTCCCCGGTTCATTGTATGCTGTCGCAACATCAATCGTACCAAAAACCGTGATAGCGTAACCCGTACCTACACCAGTGAGCTGAAACACCCACTTCGTCCAGCGAGCACACTCACGCAGTCCACCTAATAGATCTCCGCCATTGATTACAGGAGCCATGAGGGAGCCTGTATCTTGTCCAGCAGCAGTGAAGGTAAAAACTGACTTACCAGCTCTGTTACCTACTGAAACAATATTACTTCCCATGATGGTAGCTCAGAGAATCTCAGAGTTGATCTGAAACCCTCTCGGCAGAGTTGCAGGGAGGAAACGGTGATTATCAACAGGCACGCCGTAGAGGTTCAATCCCATAAAAGCAGCCGCTGTCACTATACCACTACTCGTTGTGAATGAGAGGATGGAGTTGATAGGCCAAATTGCATCGAAGTTCGCGTTAGCAAAGATCGACCCTACTAACCCACCATTTAGAGCAGAGAAAGTTGGTAGAATAATATCAACAGGAAAAAGAGAGTCTCCAGCAATGGCTGTAGCAGAAGGTTCGATACCTTGACTCGTCTGGTCACTAATCGGCTGAGGAGGTAGAGCACCGCCACCAACTCCAGCGACAAAGGCAGGCCCTCCTGCTGTGATCGTACCGCCTCCAGGGGCACTCGTTGTTGAGACCGTGTAGGTAGGTACAACGGGAAGATACGTGAGAGGCTGCATAACAACTTCTGCACCTAACGAATTTGCGATATAGGAGACATTAAACCGAGGGTCTTGATTCAGTTCATTTGCTATGAACGCTGCTAACTGAGCCAAAGTGGGATAACGAGAAGTAACAGTGTAGCGGTAGGTATAAATGGTAGAGGTAACCCAGTCCTCTAACATTATTGTGATCTTATCTCCGCCGAACCCATTTGCTCCGGCCTCGACGAACACGCCTGCAAGGTCAAAGTATCCATAAGAGGTATAATTAGCAGGTTCAACTGCTACATATCCACTATAGATATTCACTGAGAAGGCTAGTCCAGGTGCAAGGGGAGGGGTTATGGCATAAGAAAGATGAGTGAATTTGTAGTTCAACCCTAAGATCTGATTTGTGAGGATAGTGAGGGGAGCCCATGCGCTGTATAAGAGCGCCTGAAAGTTACCCTCTTTAGCCTTTATCTGCTTCGGCATGGCTAAGCACCACCAGACCCGACAATACCGCGCCAATCGACGGCACCCATAGAGACACGGATCTTGGCTTCGTGAACGAGGTTTTGGTTCGTTTGGTCGATATATGAACGCTGTTTGTTGTACTTCAGTGCAGCGAACATTGAGTGAGCATCCCGACCAAGTTTACCCTTGCCAGCAGTGACCCACCACGGGAACGGTCCTGGACCTTGTGCAGGTGTAAGATACTGAACAGCGATAGGTGTAACAGCATTATACACAACATTCGGTCTATTTTGATCTGTGGACGGATAGAAGTACGCTTGTAGTACCTCAACAACAGTTTGGTGAAGTCCCGGCGGGTAGATGATGTCCTTCGGGATGTATCTGATCAATTTGCCACGGTCGTCTTTGATAAGGTTGAACTGAATGATGACTGCTTGAAGGCTCTCTACAGTAAGAGCAACATCCCCGAGGAAGTTCGAGACAGTAACACCTGGTAGGCCTGTAAGCGGGTGGACTGCTGAAATGAGGGGTTGCCCATCTGCTAAGTTGTAGCCACCCTCTGCCCAACTCAGGAACGAAAGGTTCAGGATGTTCCAAAACAAGTACTCCTGCGTTTGATCAACACTATAGCGAAGCATCTTCGGGAACTCTTTGAAGATACTTTGAGGATCTTCGAGTTGTGCGTCATCCGAGATGATATACCGGAGACCGAAGTTCTGCCAAAAGAAGGTCGAAGTGAGGCCAGGGCCTGCGGAGTCAAGTGGAGCTTGAGTTGCTTCGCCCATTTGGGAGAGGAGGCCGAACGGAACGATAGAATGTTGAGAAAAGAACCGGCGTCTCATATCGTAGTCGGGCGTGTTGAAAACTTCAGGCCATCTGAGGGGGATCTCAAGACCGGACTTGGTGTAGATCTTCTCGAGGATCTTGGTAGCAGCCTCGAGGAAGGTATTAGTGAGATGAATCGAAGGCATTTGATTAACCCCCCTGGACTATCGCAAGAGCTGCTGCATTGAACACGACTTTGACCCTAGCTGCCAGGAGACCTCGGGGGTTCGCTTGGTACTGTCCGTTTACAATAGCCTCGTTGACAGAGTTATCAACATCTTGGATAACTGCTACAAGGTTCGTGAGGGTAGGATCAACGATATAGAACCCAGTGACAGGATCTTTGTTAATTCCAACTGGGGTACCATATGTAGCTTGCGAAGTACCTCCTTGTTGCCAACCCACTGTCGGAGGAAGATTCATCGTCACTTCCGCCGGAGGACCGAAGGTAAGAATAGGAAGTTCTCCAGGTTGAGCCGAGAAGAGCCCACTTCCGACATTTGAGGCACCGAAGACGTACTCTGCCCCCATTGTCCCTGGTCCGGTAGGGAAGCCGTGCCAAGTTTGAACAGACGCACATATTGCCATCCCCACTATTCCAATAGCCGTGTTAACAGGAGCAGGTTGCACAGAGCCAGGAGAAGCAAGAGCAGAACCACCAACGAGAGTCGCACCGGAAACAGCTACTTCACCTGTAGCGGAGGTCGTCGTTAATGCAAGCGTGATCGCGTTCCCGCCAACTCCAGGCGTATTAGCGTTAATAATAACGAGGTTACCGTCAAGATACGCTGTAACAAGGTTAACAAGTGAGTTAGCATTGATACTTACTTCCAGAGCATGAAGAAGTTCGTAGATGTTACCTGTAGGTGTAACGGTAAGGGTGACCGGAGGAGCTGCACCAATCGTATAGGTGATCGTGTCACCAGGTACAAAATTAGCCGCGAGAAGGAAGAAACCTCTTGCGCGTGTGCCCGTGGCGAACCAGACGATATCTCCCTCATATACCGGAGCTAGGTAGGGGAGATAGATCGGTGAAGGGGAAATGGCTGTAGTCGGAAGGTTCACTACAGGCCGTTGGGTCGCCACCGTTATAGGCATAAAAAATATCCTCAAACTGGTCTTAGCAGTTCAAGGATACTCCTTCAAAAAACGAGTGTCAAGTTTGCGTAAACTTGCAACTACTCCCGAGTCAGGCTCTTGTCCATCTCAGTACGAACGGCCCCGCTGTCGATGTTGTCTTGGCCGACAACCCTAGCCATACCGTCTTCGAGTGCTTGATACCCGATGTTGTTCTGACTGTTCAGGAGTCCCTCGAAGGCCCGTGAGTGATAGAGTTCCTTAACGGCCAGGGGGTTCACTTCGCAGAGAACCAAGTCACCCACTTGAACTTGTTCTTTTCCTGCGACCTCCTTGAAATCAATCGGTAGTTCGGTATCTTCTCGTATTTCATGCTTCTCAACACGGCGATACTTGCGAGATCTAATCCTGGCTCGCATGAATGGATCCTTAATAGACGCCCATACATATTTACATCCTTTAAGAGGTTCTCTCATATAAAGCTCAGGCTTAGCAAACAAAGGCTCGTTGTTCCGATGCAAATAGCCGTGATCAATGAGGGCAAGAGTCTCTGCGAGGCTACGCTGACCATTAAGACCCATATTAGGCACAGCAGCCATAATATGAGGATCAACCTCCACCCTGTTTTGGACAACGTCGGTATCATAACGTTCTTTCTCAAACCCTTCATAGGCTTGGATAGACTCAAGCTCTTGCTGAAGCATCTCATCCTTGAAGCTCTTCTCGTGCTTACTCTCTTTAGGCATGTTACCATTCTCCTTTTATAGTATTCTCAACTTCAGTCCACTCACCGAGAGAGTCATCCCAATCATCTTCTGTAACTGCCTGATCTACGTGCAGGCTTAGATTATGGAAGTTCTTACCTATCTTAATCTCTAGAAGATTACAAGGCATAGGCACTTGCATATCTGGACGAAAAATACCCGTTAAGTCTCTACATTGTCTTTCAAGGTATTCATCTATACGCTCTTCAGCCATTACTCAGTTCCTCCGAAGATATCTTCTAGGTCTTTTTTACTTAGACCAGCTTCTTTTGCCATTTCTATGGCTGCTTGTTGATCTTTACTAAGTTTGGGCTTCTTACCGGGAGTGCGTTGTGCTCCTGAAGTGCCTGAATCATAACCCGTAGAGTACTTTGGGGGCTCATTTCCTCTTGTGTTACGGGTTTTCCTCGCCACTCTACCCGCCGCCACGTCTGTAACACTTTCAAGTGCCTCCATTAGCTGCTTATGACTTATACTACCGAGATAATCATCTGTTGCCGTAGCGAAGATAGCATCAAACTCCTTGCGTTCTGAGGGAGTCATCGGCGTATCGTCAACAAACTTCGAGATAGCATACCGTGCTGTTTGTGCAGCGATGGGTATGCTCTGTGCTCGAGCTGCTGTTTGACCTGCTTGGAACGCTCGTTCAGATGCAAAAGAGATAGCCTTCGCTATCGAACCCGTTCTCAGCATCTCTTCTTCAACTTCTTGTTCAAAAGATTTGCCACCAGAAGGGGCAGCAGGCAGCGCAGGGCCAGGGACAGGACGGCTCTTTAGCCCTTGGAGTTCCTTTTTTAGGTCCTCCATCTCCTCGCGTTGCTTCTCGTAGGCTGCCTTATCAAACTTGAAGCCGTCGATATCATCGACTTCTTCCTTCTTTTCTACTTTTTCAACAGGTTCAGGGTCGAACATATCATCAAGGGTGATCTCGTCGTCATCATCAGCCATTGTCTAGTCCTCCAACCATTCTGGGATTTCTACTCCATGTTTACGATATAGTGCTTTAAAAGAGTCCATAACTTTCTGCCGGTACATGATGTATCCTACTCTTGTCTCTGTGGGTAGTCCTGTATTGTTTAACAGAGAGGTCTTAGCGTTCTGGAGATTCTCTTTGAAAAGAGTCTTTATAGCCCAATCCCATATCTGTGATTCGAGAAGAGCTGTTATATCCTCTTCAATTTCAATTTCCTTTGCTGTTTTTGCACTACTCTCTCTATTGATCATCGGATTCATCTTTATTTCCATCTTCTTCACCTTGTGCTTGTTGTCCGGCTCCTAAGAGTCCCGCTGCTACTTGTGCTCCACCCTGTCCGGGCTGTGCTACTCGTCCTACCTTGGAGTGTTCGATGATATGCGAAGCCATCTGTTCTTTCTGTTGCTTCTCTTGTGCGATCTGCTGCATCTGTTGTTGTTGTTTCGCGTCGTCGAGAGTACCGATAAACTGTGTGATCTCCGGGTAGTCGAACTTCTCAATCACGTTTCTCGTTACGTTATACAGATTACCCATATTTCCCTGCACGAGAGGACTGGGTGTGAGAAGCTGATAAAGAGCCATGGCATCCTGCCGACTGTTCTCTTTATCAAGAGGCCCTCCAGATCCCGCGATACCGAGATTATAGTTAAGAGCTAGGATCTCACGGGGGACTTGTACCTCAGTATTGCCCTCACTGGAGGATTGTAACATATTCATTTGGTCTTTGCCGTACTTTACATAAAGCAGATGGGTATACTTAAAAACCTTCTGCATCCACTTACGAATCTTTGTAATCATCCGGTTCGTCTGCATGCCCTGAAGGGCCTGTTGTTGGGAGGCTGCCTTCGCCGTCTGCTTACCACCTCCGCCTGCTCCAGCAGGAGGCATGGCAGGAGCAGCGGGAGCACCGATGCTCCGGTCTGCAAGCGCAACAAGAGCCTGCTCCTCCGCAAAGAGAGCCTGTGGAGGTTCTCCAAGCTGAATGAACCCTACATCAGTCGGTGTCTCAACGCGCATACGAGCACCAGGCCCCAACCGATGAGACTCATTCTCTCCGAGATCCTTGTAGCCTGGAGTCGTGTAAAAGGTAGGGTTACTTGCGATATCTAACCAATCCAGTCTCGCATTTCTTTGTGCAGAAGCTTCCTCCTGTACAGGTCCCACCACATCAGGGACGGAGAACCCATAAAACCTGTTGGGACGTGGCATAACAGAGATAGGGAAATAAGGTCTTCCTCCCTCATACTCGAAAGGGGCGAAACCGGCCATAAGGCGAGACATGTCATGGACCCAAATATAATTTTCCTCACAGACTCCATCTCCATCCATATCAAACTGCCTGGTTAAGATCTGCCACATCTCGACGGGTCCTCGTGCTACATGCATACCGTCAGGCATAGGAATAGCATAATCACCAATGGTAAGCTTCCCGCCAATAGTATAAGTAGCATTTCCCTGCCTATCCCATGGCCTTTCATCTTGTCCTGCTGCTGTGCATGCCATGATACGCTCTACCATTTCAGCGGAAAATACCCCGGACTCGACCATCGAATACATATCCCTTTCTGACATGTATCTTTTACGCGCAACTCCGTCTGCCACTTCAATACTAGGAGCATAATTAGGGAAAAGAATAAAATCGCGCAACTCAACCGGGTTGTATCTGACAGCATCCCATTCTACCTTATTTACTCTTTGCTTTTGCTTCTTGATTATGGCTTGTCCAAATTGATCAACTTTCGGATTCCCGGTTTCATCAAGTACCGGCCCATCGACAAGCTGCACCGTTTCTGAGACTTTCTTTTCCCATAAGCATTCGAGTATAGCAGTGCCATCTCTAGCGGCGAGTTGAATACAAGTATCATATGCCTCATACCAATCGTTGTTTTCATACTCTGAGTTATAGAACTGCTCAACTATATGAGCATACTGTGTAGAAATAGAATCTTTTCCCGCTACCGTGTATGGCCTTGGCACAAGGGCAGAACCAGAAAGTCGTGAGGTCATTTCCCCAACGGCGATGAAGACTACAGGTACAGTGATATTTGCACAGTTCTCCCATGGAGGGTTCGCCCTTTCTCCCTGCATCTCATAGAGGGAGTTACCATAGTCGAGGGATACGTCTAGAGCCCACCTGTTACCGAGGTTCAAGTCGATCAACTGCATAGCAGAGATGCCGACTGCCGTCCAAGTAGCGTCGTCTAAATGAGGAACCGGACGCATATTGAGCGCGTCCGGTTGGTGCTGAACACTATGCTTATTTGGCATGACTACACCATATCAGTAATTGTAGTGCTCTTCAACGGAGATGTTACCGGAGCCTCCTGCTCCTCCCGTTTGTCCGCCTGTTCCCGCAGTACCTGCAGTGCCCGCTGCACCTACTGCATAGGCATAGGTGGCTAGGGGAGCGTCTATAATTACTTGAGCACAGCCTCCTGCTGCTCCGCCATTGCTGCTTGAACTACCTCCGGTTGTTCCGCCGCCACCACTGCCTGAGTTAGTAGCCGCAGATCCTCCCGCAACGGATGACCCGTTACCCGACGTAGTACCAGCTCCCCCTACACAGGAATTTCCACCCATACCTCCAGCTCCTGAAGGTGACATGCCCCCCTGGCCTCCACTTACTGCTACCTCTATAAGGGGTCCAGCAGCTACCGTTGCAGTACCTCCAGCAGGTTGCGTCCCACTGTTGCTGCCTCCTACCCCACCTGTGTCAGTTATA